TGACTACTCCTGTAAAAACGCAGGCATTGCCTGTTTTGGAGGACGACCCTTGCGAAGTGTCAGCACTTCTTTGGTGGTCGTTTTTGGCGATTTTGTTTCGATGGTTTTGTCGGCTTCAGCATCAATAACCTCCACATAACCCTCGTGTTTCCGCATTCCCTCAATGTCATTAACATTGCTGAAGGCCACGAAATTACCCGAGCGTTTGCATTTGAAAGTAGTCATAAAAGAAACCCCACCGAAGTGGGGTCTTTGGTTTACCAGCTTGGACGACCCACAATGAACTTGCAGGTTGTAGATGCCAGGTCGATGGCACCCGCGCTGTTGTTCAGCAGAGTCAGTGTCACCACGTTGGCGGCAGTGACAGCGCCGTAGATGACGCCGTCGATAGTGTCAACACCAACGGACACTGCAACGAGCATGTCACCAAGGGCGACGTTGGGAACAGTCACATCCACCGAAGCGAATGTACCGGAACCGGTTGCCGCATTTCCGAAATTGACAGTCTCAGTGACAAGCCACATTTCCTTGAATGCGCCCCGAAACTGCTGCGTACCTTGAATTACTGTAGCCATGATTTGATCCTTTTGTTAATTGAAAACCAGGGACCGAAGCCCCCGGAACTCAGTTGTCTAGTCACGCAGGTACCAAAAAAGCCAAAGCCGCATAATCGCGCAACTCTTTGACACCGTACACAGTGTCAGAGGTCACCAGCGTACCCAAGTACTCTTGCTTGTACTGAGACTGCGAACGGATGGACTGCTGGGTAGCCAGAGCCATTGCGTCCTTGTGCATGATCATGCAAGCGCGGTACTTGGTATCGGTAGGAGTCGAAGTGGCCCAGTCAACGGTGTGACCGAACACGTCCACGTAGGAAGTGGTCAGAGTCGTACCGGAGAAGTTCACCGACTGTGTGGAAGTCACGCTGTTGACGTGAACCCAGGGGCAGTTGGTGGAGGTGTACACCTCAGTACCGTACAGATTACCCAAGCGGCCAGTGGAGATGGTGTCACCATTGCCCTTGAATGCTTGCTCGGTGAAGCGGGCGATACCACGCAGCACAGCAGCTTCCACAGGGGGAATGACGATGTTCAACTCGTCGGAGGATATATCACTGTCTTCCATAGTCTGGATCATCTTGCGCAGGCCGGCGTCAGTCAGTGCAGTGGCGTTGCCAGGGGTAGCGCCAGAGAACAGAGTGGAACCGTCGCCACCGATGACAGCTTTTTCGTACAGGTTGGTCGCGCCAGCGATGGAGCCGCCGTTGAACGTGGCACCCAGCATGTGCAGGTGACGGTCAACTTGCTTTGCCAAAGCGTAGCCAGCGTCGTTCGTGTAGAACTTGCGCATGGAACCCAGGGCCTGCATCTCAGCAATGTCTTCGTACAGTTTGCTGTACTCGTAGTGCTTGTCGATCAGGATGGTGATCTCGGTGGCAGTGTCTGCAACCAGGGTCACTTGGGTGTTCGCGGCCTTGCTGGACGCCTCACCACGTCCGGGGACGGGGATGTGCAGTGTGTCGCCCTTTTTCCCTTTGAAGGAAATGGGGGTGACGAGATTGCCCAGTACCAGCTTCTGCTTGTACGTGGCGATGACCTCATCGGACCAGAGTTCGGGAATGAACTTGTCAGATGTGGTGACTGTGGTGTGATTAGTGCCGAGGCCCATGATAAATCTCCGTTAAAAAGTTACTTCACGCGACCTTCGGAGTAAGCGGCCATGATTTCGTCTGACATGGCATCGTACTTCCCAGGGTCGCGCATTTTGAGTCGAATGAGGTCGGCACGACGATAAACCTTCCGAGTAGTCTCACCAGACCCACCGGTGTCCACGGATGCTGCTTTCAACGACTGGTCACGGGCAGTGGTGTCCACTTTCGCAACCTGCTGTTGTTTCACAACGCGCAGTTCCTTGTAGGTCGAAAGCAACTCATCAGCAGCATCTACATCATATGCCTCAGCATCTTGAAACAGTTTTGTGCGGACTTTGCTGGCCTTAATCCAGTCCTGAAATCCACTATCCTGAACGATGTTGGCAACGTCAGGGTGCATCTGGTTCAATCGCTGTCGCGCATGATCCGCTTGCAACTGCTTCGCTGTTTGTTCAGCTTCACGCACACGCGGATGATTCTCAATTTGCTGACGGATCGCTTCCTGGGGATTCTCGAAAAAATCTACAGGCGCAACTTCCTCTACTTTTGGCTTTGGTGTCAGTTGTGACTTGATGAGTTCATCTGCCAGCTTGCGTACTTCACCGACCTCACGACCCTGACGCGCAATCAGCTTCTCAGCCTCTTGGTGCATCTTGACAATATCTTCAACGGACTTGCCGCGATACTGTTCGGGTAATGATGGGACTTCTGCTGCCGGGGTGGGTTCGGCTAGCTGTTCTTCAACAGCCTCGATCTCACCTACTTCACCATCAATATCCTGAATCTCTGCCATAAATCTACACTCCGACCCTTAACGGGCTACCGGTTAAACACTATCGAAGGCTGGCTATATGCTCCATTCGATAGAACGTACTCGGTTTATATACCGAATTTCAAACGAAATCAAGCATTTTTCGCTTTGATTCTCGCGTTATCTTCACGAATTCTTGCCCAGCGGTCAGCAGCGCCTGGGAACGCGCCTGTGATGCCCTCCAGTCGCACAGTAGGCATTCCCATTAGTTGCACCGCGTCACCATGACACTCAGGGCACTCGATGGAATGATAGTCACTGTCCACAAGTTTCTCACTGACTTGTCCACAGGTTCCACACAGGAAGTCTCTAATCGTTCGCATCGGTCAGTTCCTTATAAGATTCTTCAGTGGTCTTCTGCAGTGTCAACATCCACCGCATAATGGACACCTCGCCCTGCTTGAACCCCACGTTTTCAGGGGTAACGCCGGACAATGTATTTGTCGCGTCCATCATGTTCTGGACATCTTCCATGAGGTCTTTCCAGGCGGGGTGCGCGAACATATCGAACCTTTTCAGGTAATACTTCTCAAGTTCTTTGTCCATAATAGTCATCCAGATAATTTGCAAGCCGCCTTAGTACAGATGGGTCATCCTTTGCATTACCTAACGCCATGTTGCAAGATTGACAGATCAACCCCCTAACCCTTTGCGCCTGATACGCCATCTCTACCGTCCTTGCCGTCACGTCCATCTTTACCGTTCTTTCCGTCTTTACCGTCTTTTCCGTTAATCCCGTCTTTCCCGTGGATTAACTGCTGATTTTCGGCTGTTTTGACCCTCTGATCGAAGTTATCAAGGGTTTTTCCCACGAATAGCGAAATCCCCGCTAGTTTCGCGTCAGTGCTGACTTTCGGTGCCAGCAGGGATTTGATGCGTTCGAGGATCATTCTGAATCTTCGTCTTAGTATATAATTAATGCATTACCAACCGAGGCGAATATGCTAGTAAAAATCAATCTCACTGCTGAAACCCTAAGAAGTATTCTCACATACGATGAGAACACTGGCGAGTTTACCCGATGTGTGCAAAATGGGCCGTTCAAGAAGGGCAGTATTGCAGGAACAAAACTTAACACAGGGTACATCTCCATTAGAGTAAGGGGTACGTATTTCCAAGCGCATCGACTCGCATGGTTATATGCATACGGTACATGGCCCACTGGCTACATAGATCACATCAACCATGATAAATCCGACAATCGGCTGACCAATCTACGAGATGTGTCATGGTCAGTGAATCTACACAATCTGAAGTCAGCAAAAGTATCGAACCAGACGCGACTTCTCGGGGTGTCACCTTATAAAAACCGCTGGATAGCCCAAATTCAAAAAGACAAAAAGAAGATTCACATAGGCGTATATGCCACCCCCGAAGAGGCCCATATAGCCTACATGAATAAGAAGCAAGAACTCAATCTAAAGTGCCCACCGCAGCCTTGACGTAGGCATTATCCTTATCAGATGCCTCACGCTTCATCTCCATCTGTTTAGAGGCGATTCTCTCGTTAGATGCAATATCCTCTTCTTTCAAGAGCAACTCTGCGATACGAGCACGACGCTCGAAATCGCCGCCTTCATCATCTTCTGATAAGTTGTTACTCAGTGCTGCCACCACCTTGGCCTGCACCTCACTCGGCATGAGTTGCGCCTCGACGGTGATCTTCTGAGTCTCGGCTTTAGTTTTTTCGACCTTAGCCTGCTTATCAGCCATGTCCAGTTGGGCACCCATCATCTGCGCCTGCTGTGCCTGTGGGTCGGGTTGTGCGGCCTTCTGCAACTGTGCCAGCATTTCCTCACGGTTCGTCAGCGACGAGTTCTTGATGACAGACTGCATCAGGATCGGTGTCAGTGGGCTATTCGCACCAAGGGTCTGAATCAGGAATGCAAGCTGCTTCTGCTCGTACTCACGCGCCACAATACCCAGTGTGGCAGTAGGAATGAACTTCACATCAGCCGAAGGGTAGCGTTCCGGCGCATATTGCATATAACGCCACGATGCCTTATAGATGAAAGGAATAAGGAAGTCCTCTTGGAAGTTCACCAGGGTACGCTTGTACTTCTTGATCATGGTTGCTGTTGCCATGTCAATGCCGCCAGCGTCCCGAGACACTGCTGTGGGTGAACCTGCCGAGTCAACTGTCGAAGTTGCCATCAGCAACATGCGCTCGAACTCTTTACTGGTCTGCATCGCCTGACCATCGTTCGTACCAAACTTGAACGGGAAAATGATCTCGTTAGGCGCACCGTTGGTCAGGAACGCCTTACCCGGCTTCACTTCAAACTTCGCACCGCGCGGCAATCGGGTGGCGTCCAGGCCCACCATCGGGGCCACGGTCAGCGCCAGTGCGTCCATGTGAGAGCGCATCGAACCGTCCACCGCTGCCTGCATATTGAAGGCTTTTTCGGCTGTACCGCGACCCAGCAGTCGATTCGGTACAGTATCGGCTTGGTACGACAGGATCGGGCGATCCTTCATCATGTAGGGAGATTCTT